TTGTTTGCGAGTAGGTTCGCGATGCTGATAACCGGTAACTCTTTCTTTTGTAATAGTGTTCCAAATATCTTCTAATTCTTTAACATTATCCTTAAACCATTGTTGATTTCTACAAACTAACACACAACTTAATTTTTCTAATTTCCAATAATGTGTTTTCATATATATATAATTAAATTCAGGATTGCCCTGATAATAATCTACCATATTTTCTTCCCACAAAGTAATATTATTAGAGTTAATCATATCTAACGGTTTATGTACATAAAATGGTTTACCTTCTTTTGTATGAAAGTAAATTATTAGTCCTTTCATAAAGTTTTCTTTTGATAAACATATATTGTCTTCATTTTGAGTATCACATAAAAATGATGTATAATCTGGATATTCTGTAAATTTTGTTTCTAAAAAGTCACATTCATCTAATTCACAAACTTCCATTTGAAGTTGCATTTGAACCCAATATTCTTTTTTAGGTATTCCATCTATTTCTCGATTAACAATATTTTTAATTTCCAACATGCGACCATAACGTTTTGAATGTGGGTCGATATTAATTCCATCTGGAGATGCTCCAATAAATAAATAATTTTTGTGTTGAATACACCCAAAATCTTCTATTTTTGTATCGTAAATATGTTCATAAATTTTTACTGAAAGTGGTTCATATTTTTGTCCCCAATGAAGTGTAGTGTTAGTATTTACCATTACAACTTCTTTTATTTCTTCTTCTTTATATAAACTTGGATCTAATGGTTTACATTTTTCATAAATAAGTTGATTTTTAACTTTTTGACTTTCAAATGCTTTATACGCATTTGAAGCTGTAATTAAATTATGCCGAAACTCATACCATTCTTTGGTTCTTTGAATTGGTTGAGGTTTATTTCTAAGAACATTTATTTGTTGTGTAATATAATTATTATGCGGGTCTTCTAAAATAATTGTATTAGAATAAGAACGCGGAGGCATATAATTTTTAAAAAATTCATCTTTCGCATATTCAATAATATCATTCATTTCATCTTCAGCGTCTTCTGTATAAAATACATCAAATTCAAATTGTGAATACATTAATTCTTGAATATTTTCGTCAAACACGTCTTCAAAATCTGGTTCAGAAACAAAAGTAGGACAGTCTTTAATAAATTCTTCCATTAAATATAAACAAGTTTCATATAATTCCAAAAATTCGTCATCATTAAAGTATTGAAATTCTGTTTCAGGTATAATTTTATCGGTAATATCAATTAGTTCAAACATATTTATAATATATCATTTTATTTTTATGCTATTTTATTATTAATTATTAATTTAATAATATAATAGTATAATAATATTAGATTAGTCATCTTTATCAGACTCAGAATCATCTATAGTTTTAATATTTTTGGCAGTCCCTTGTTTTTTCTTTGGAGTCAGTCCTTTTAAAGTAGAAACTCTTTTATCTATATTTTTAAGTGTAAAATGGGTTAATGATTTATTAAAAAATAAAGCAGGTATATTTTTTATTTCACCAGTATCCTTATTATAATTTACATCTTTAACACGTTGTAATTTTTTTTTATCTAAACAATCTTTAAAAAAAGATATAAGTCTATCATATTCTACATCAGTTAACTCATTTACCCCTTTATAGTTATCTGCGAATAATGTTAATTTTCTCATTTTAGCAGTTTTATCTAATTTACTCCAAGGTTCATTTGAGTTTGTAATTTTTTCATTTTCAAGAAATTTATCTAAATTTTCTAAATCAATCGATGATTTACTTTCAGACCGAGAAAATTCATTTTGTAAACTCGTAAAAAATATTGATTTACATTTAACTGGTTTTAACTCATTACTATCACAATTGGTTGATTGGACATTTTTGTTCATTTATACATTATATTGTAAAATAGATTTTAACTTAGTTTTATATAATAATAATATTTAAACTATGTATAATACAATTATGTTTATATTGATTTTATTATAAATTATTATAATATATACTAATGGAAAATAATAATAATTCAAATATTAAAAAAATAATATTAGAAGAACCACAAAACAATAAATCCACAAAAAAAATAAATTATGAAAAGGAAAAAAAAATGAGGGTAGAAACAAAAACTTGGGGGTTAAATGAAGAAGAATTATCTTATCAAACACAAATTAATATGTTAATGTCTGAGAATTTTATAAATAATGAAAATAATAACAAATATATTTTAAAAATGATATCTCATATAAAAACAAAATTATATTGTTATAAACAACAGGATATATTAAAGAAAATTTTAAATGAAGAAGAATTGGTTAGTTTTGAAGAGACAATTAATTTGTTGAAAAAATCAAATATGAAATGTTGTTATTGTTCTAATCAAGTTTATATTCTTTATGAACGAGTTAGAGAATTAAAACAATGGTCTCTTGATAGAATTAATAACGATATTGGACATAATAAAGAAAATTTAGTTATAGCATGTTTAGAATGTAATTTAAAAAGAAGAAGAACTAACAAAGATGCTTTTATGTTTACAAAAAATATGGTTATTATTAAAGAGGGAGTTACTAAATAATATTTAAGTTTAACAATACATTATTTTAATAATCATTATAATAATGTACAATGAATGGAAATGGAGTACTGGCGAAACTTATTATAAAAGTGCTAAACCAGAAAAAAAAGTTGAAGAGCAATCATATGATTCACAAACAAACGCTATAAACCAATCTTTAGAAGATGAATCTTTTTTTAATAAAGATTCTATAACAAACTCAATGTTTTCTAGAAATCAAAATGTAAGTGGATCCAAACGTGAAGATTTGGATACAAAAATAGCAGATAGAGAAATGATTGCTCAAAGAGGATTTAATCCTTTTTTACAAACCAGTTATGTTAACGATATTGTTACTCGTGATATGTTTTTAAAACCTATCAATACAACATTTGAAAAATCAAAAGAAACTCCTAAAGAAGAATCATAAAACTCCTAAATAATTAATATCCCTTTTTATTATATCCCTTTTTATCTGATTCCTTTTTATCTAATTCTTTTTTATCTAATTTGAATAATAGAGTATAAAATACAAATGTATTAATAAGAACTAATACCCAAGTTATTAGATTTATAAATAAATTTTTGAAATTTGGTTTATCATTTTTTACAATAAATAAATAATTATTTATTAATGGCAGTATTATATCATTTACCAATGAATAAATTAAATCTTTACTTGATAATGCAATTATAAAACTTGCGCCTGTGCCCATATTTTCCAATGTAAAATTAAGAAGATTAGAGGTTAAGTTTATGTTTTCCATTTATATAAATATATTATAATAATTTATTTTTATTTAAAGAACCGAACATTTAAATACTTTTAACACACATTGTATGAAGTAAACGATTTGCTAAGTATGCTAAAAATGTATTTAACAAAATTAAACAAGAATTGACTATAAACATGGCATTAACCTGTTTTATATGATTTACCATAAAATAAGTTATTGACAAAATAGTTGTTACAAATATTATCCCGCACGCTATTGATAAGGCATAAAAGTAAACACAATATTCTCTGGGCAAAGGACCAAAATATTTATCCATTAAAGAAACAGACATAATAATATTACTTTAGATATTAAATTATTTAAAATAATTTATTTAAAAATAAAACTACTTAAATAAATAATTCAAGCCTTATTAATGAATAATTCTAATTATACAACGCAAAATGATTTGTTGCTTAAAAATTTAATGATTTTTTACAAAACTTATGACTTGGATGGAATATACAATCCCAATAATAACTTAGATAAAATTTTAAAAATTATTACCGGTGAAACTAAAATTTCACTTCGCATTGTTGATTGGTTTGCTACTAATTACGCTAAAAAATATTATACTCTTTATGTTATTGATGGGACCCATGATAATGTTACTAGACGTTTTAAAGTTTATGATGACTATAAACTTAAATTAAAGGCTTATTCTAAGAAAAGATTTGATCCTTTTTGCCGGTGGGATCGAATTAGTATTCCTTATAAAAATGGAACGTCTATTGAAACCACTATTGGACAATTAAACTTTTTTAAATGGACACTTGAAAATAAAGTGATTGATTATATTGAGCAAAATTATAATGATATTGAAAAAGATATGAATAATCGCAACAGCACTTCTAAACGTAAAGAAATAATTACTGATAATTCAAAAACGAGAAAGAAAAGAGAAGAATTATCAATTTCAGCAACTAAAAGCATTAAAAAAGAAAAGGTTGAAATTATTGTTCAATTTCATTAATATCTAAATATCTATTGTAAAAATTTGTAAAAAATATTATATTTTACAAATTTCAAATTAGGATTTACTTCTATTTTTGGTTATATTTTTTCTTCTATTCTTGGTTCTATTTTTACTTCTATTTTTTCTTCTATTCTTGGTTCTATTTTTTCTTCTATTTTTTGTTTTATTTTTTATCTTAAAATTAATTCTTTTTTTATTTAAAGATCTAAATCCTCCACCTTTTATTTTGTTATCTTTATTATTATAAATAATAAAATTAGTATTTGGATTTTCAAAAACTTTATTAATATTATCAAGTTGATTAATTTTATCAAATAATTGTTTGTCAATTTCTAGTGTAGGAGTTTGATTATCTGATGATTCTTCTTTTTTATTAAGAGTTTGATTATCCAACAGTTTTTCTTTGTTATTTAAAATTGTATTATCCAACAGTTTTTCTTTGTTATTTAAAATTGTATTATCTAATGGTTCTTCTGCATTACCAATAATTGTATCATCTAATAATTTTTTTCCACCAAGACTCATTTTGTCAGACAAATTAGATAAAGTTTGATCAACAGTATCGCCCCTTATTGTAAAATTAGTATCAGGATAAGTTATAATTTTATTAAGATTATTAAAACTTCCAAATTGTAATTCAGATTTATTGTAATTTATTGTAAATATGTCTCTTGGGGGTTCAATTCTAGCAAAATGCCAAGTTCTAATAAAAGACCTTTTTTGTAGAACATTAATAGGAGTGTTACTAAATGGAGGAGTTTTTCTTGTAGTAGACATATATCCAATTGGTTGAACATTACCAAATGGATCATTTCCTAGTTTATAAGGTCTTCTAGTTATTGGGTCAGTAAATGGTATTAATTCTTCACCTTGTCCAGGAACAATAATTTGTGCTGAAAATTGTTCAGTAATATTTTGTTGTCTATTTTGATCAGAACCATAAACCCAGTTTGTTCCAGTAGTGGTGCTTGGTGTTGCGTGAAAAAAATAGTTGTTATCTAAGCATAGAGAAGACCCATTTTTAACAACTAAAGTTAACATTGGTTGGTCAACAGTATAATTTATATTCTTTGATATAATACTTAGACCTTTCATAATTATGTTATCTGGTATAATATAACTTAATGAAAAAAAATCAACTTGTCTAAATTGATTTAACCCATCACTATCATAATGAAACATATTTGCTGAACCCGGAGACCTATTGTAATACAAATCAATACTAAATTCAACCTTTTGTTTTGTTCTTAAAAACATTTCATAATGTACTTTTTTTAAAATAAAATGAAACACATCTTTAAACTTGTGGTCATTTGTAGTATAAAATTGTTTAAATTGTTCTGTATTTAATACCTGAGGTTCGTCTCCCATAGATAGATAGGACAGAATAGGATTGCCGTAGTCCAATTCATGATCTAAATTTAACAGTAAATCTAATGAAAAATATCCTAACCGTATTAAATCTACACCACCAGGTTTATTTCCATTATACATTACTCCTGCTAAAAACTGATATAAATTATCATAATCTCCATTGGTAAACATATTTTTAGCATTTGGGTCGAGATTATACATATTATATCTTGCTAAATATATATTAGATAAGTTGGTCTCTTCACGTAAAAGTAAATTTATATCTGGTTGTACTCGGTCAGATTCTGTAAAATGTGCAAACATTTATATATATATATATATTATAATTTAAATAATATTTGTTAGTTTGTTTTTAAAATAGATAATAATATATTATACACCTCCACCATCTGTTATAGCCCATCCTTTTCCTCCACTTCCGGTTGCTGTCGTTAAATTTGAACGCGCAGTTCCTGCTACTGAAATTGTATATTTGCTTGTACCTGCATGAAAAGGTACACTATTTTTTAGTAAAGGGAGGCGTGGATTGTTTCCCCATGAAGTTAGAAGTGCATTATAATTAGTTTGATTTGTCGCACTATTAGGACTATTCATATCTACATTTAAAAACATGTTGGTCATATTTGTACAAGCATAAGGTGTCCAATTACTAATATCTTGTTTAAATTGGGTAGCACCTCGAAATATAGAATTCATATCCGTAACCTTTGATGTATCCCATGAACCTAAGGGTCGATTAAATGATGTAGCGTCTTTAAACATACTAGACATAGTAGTTACTTTTGATGTATTCCAATTGTCTATTGGTTGATTAAATAACGAAGGTCCTACAAAGACTCCAAACATTTGAGTTACATTTGATGTATTCCAGTAAGGACCTGATGTATTTATAGGTTGATTAAATGCCATAGAAGGCTGAAAACTGCCAATAGCAAACATATTACCCATATTAATTAAACTTGATGTATTCCAATTTAATGGAATACTTCCGGTATTGGTTACTTCTCCATTATTAAATAACATGGCACCGTTAAACATATAACTCGTATTAGTTACCTTTGATGTATCCCATGAATCTATTCGCTGATTAAATTTCTCGGCACTCGAAAACATATATTCCATAATTGTAACTTGCGATGTATTCAAAGTTAATGGTTTAGTTCCTATATTAGTTGTGTCTCCATTATTAAATGCTTTAGCAGCCCTAAACATATAACTCATATCCGTTACATTTGATGTATCCCATGAACTTATTTGTTGATTATATATATTAGCAAACGCAAACATATAACTCATAGTAGTTACATTTGATGTATCCCAATTTGAAATATTAGAATTAAATAATTGACAATCGGCAAAACAAAAATTTAAAGATGTTTGAGGTAAAAAATAAGGTTGAAACGTTGATGATATATTGAACGATTGTTGTAACCCATTAAATTGGTTACCCGCCCTAGAAAATGGGCAATTATTTGATGATGTAAGTGTTAAATTACTTGTCTTTGTTCTATAAAAAGTTGCTAGTGAATTAAAATTAAATGTCATTCCAAAATCTGTACTATATGGACCTTCATATAAATATGTTACTATTTCAACATTTACATTAGTGGTTACAATAGTAATATTAGTTGAAGTTATTGTAAATTTCCCAGCCAAAGTTATAATGGGTCTATTGTCTAAAACTAATTGTTCAGTTAGACCTGTTCCTGTATAATTAAAAGAATAATTTAAAGAACCTATACCAGTAGTTGTTACAGATATCATATTTGATATTGTACCATCTCCAACTGAATTAACTGCTCTAATAATTACTTGATAAGATGTATTATATGAAAGTCCTTTAACAATTATAGGACTTGTAGTTTTTCCGGCTGCTATAAATGCTCCACCATTTAAAGAATATTTATAATCAGTGATTGCTGCTCCGCCATTATTAGTAGGTACACTGAAATTAATTGTAATTTCAGAAGATCTTGGTGTAATGGAAGTAATAGTAGGTGCTGATGGGGCAACTGGTGAAATTGTGATAGATTCCATATTAGATATTTGTCCATCACCAACTGAATTAACTGCTCTAATAATTACTTCATAAGTTGTATTATATGAAAGTCCGGTAACAGTTATAGGACTTGTAGTTGTTCCGGCTGCTATAAATGCTCCACCATTTA